AGAGCGGGTCTCTTGTTTGGGGCGGAGAACAACGGGTCAAGGGAGTCGTCCACGACGCGGGGCACGAGGGGAAGCGCCAAAAGGGGTGGACGTGCGAGACTATCGCAGCAGCCCGAGCCGCAACTTGGCACTTGCGGGTGGACATCTCCTGGGTAGTGCAGGGCGACAACTTGGTCGGGGTTATAATGCCGCACGCGGATGACGCCCGTTCGGACGACGAGATAGCGAGACTCGTGACCACTGCCCTGAAGGACTTCTTCGCCGCGATCGGACATGAGCTCAAGCCTGAGGAGTGCATAATCGGGACCTCAGGGATGACCTATTCCAAAGAAGCATGGTACAACGGAGTGACGTACTTTAGCGAACTCAAGCTGTTGACCCGCATCAAGCCCTTCTCCGCGGGAATCACGACCACATGGGTCACGGCGATCGAGAGTACTGCGGCCGGCGTGATCGCAGCAGCGAGCAAGGCAAAACGTCACGACCGGTACATAACTCTGGGGAAGATCCTCGAACAAGATGCGATAAGGACTGCGGAGAACTACGCGTCATCGATCAGGCTCGACGAAGACCAACGCGTCCTGGCCTCCCTACTACCATCTACGCTGGGAGGCGTGGCATGCTTAACCCTCGCCCCGCTCCTCTTGAAGGGTGCGACTGACCCGCTCTCGAATGATGTGGCAATGTTCGTATCAGCAGCGCGACTCGGAAACTCGATCGCCCGCTCGCTCATAGCGACATACCGCCAGTCGGCACTATGGAAACCTAGCCCGTCGCTAGAATCCCTCATCCAAGACCCTACTTCAGTCCCAGTGCACGCCGTGGTAGGGGCCCGCAAGCGCATAGCGGACCACGTGCTTGATTACGTGACGGCAGTGGCCCGCAACCCACACGTACGCGAGATGTGCACGGCAGACGCTCAAGAGTACACCACGCTAATGACACACCTGCGTCCCCTCTACCCGGCACTCATCCGAGAGGTCATCGATGCCTCACCTCTTGGGGTCTTGATGCGCTACGGGGCAAGGGTTTACAAGACGACGACGATGCGAGACTTGGCGTTCGAGGACATGCCGGGCGGGATCGACTCCGCGTACTTAGAAGAAGCGTCAGGGAGGAAGTCATTCTTTGATGTTGTGAACCGAGTGATGAGTCAAACGCCGCCAGTCGAGTGCACGATGAGTGCGTACGAGGTCGTCACAGAAATGCGCAGGAGGTGGAAGGTGCCGACGGAACACATGGCAGGGATAACCACAATCTCCCCGCTATCGGCGACCCCGGCCACGTCGACCATCCGCGGGGCGATAGGATGCAACCTCCACGTTGCTAACTACAACCCCACATCGACAAGGGGACCCAACATCCCGTATCTCGGC